TTAGAATTTAAAAGTAATTTCCCTTATATCAAGCGTATTCACCTTACCGTTCTCATTATACTTTCTAGGAACAAAGTCAAACACAATCTCTTTAACCGTACTCAAGATTAACTCCTCTTTTTGCTCAACATTTAACTTACTCCAACCTTTAATTAAAATATCATCAATCATATTTAATTGTTCATTCGTGACAGTTTGTGTACTTTCCACTTCTGTGCCAGCACGTTCAACTTCATCAAGTATTTCTTTAGTTTCGTCCATCAAACTAAAATACTCATCATCTTCAATGTAACCTAATGACCATGATCGTGTGAGTTTCTCACGTTGTTTCATAATCTTATCTATGTCGTAATCTAGTTTAGGTGTACTTTCTTCTACAATATCCACTTTAAACTTATTCATGTCATATGTTTTGAGTAACTCTATAAACTTATCTTCTACTTCACTTTCATTAAATGAAATAGTTTGAACATTTTTATCTTTTGAACATGTATCACATTTATAGCGTCTTACTTCGTAAGAATAACCTTTTTTATCAGTTATCTTACCAGCGTATAGATGTAGCTTGTTATGGCACTGAGGACACGTTAGAACGCCTCTAAAGATAGCATGATGTTTTACCTTACTTCTATGTGTTTTGTTTTCTATAACGTCTATAATGCGCTTATAATCACTTTCTGATAACACTGGCTCATGAGTATTCTCAATATACATATCTCCATACTTAGTATGACCACGTAAGACTGGGTTTTTCATCAATCTAATAATAGAAGTCCTATTCCATTTCTTAACCTTCGGTACATTGACTTTCTTCAAGTTCATCTGTCTAGCAATTTCATTACCCGATACACCATGTTTAAATTGCTCAACAAGATAATCAATTACCCACTTATGCTCATTAGGTACAAGTTTCCCATCTACATTGTCATAGCAAAAGGGCGCTTCTCTAATATAGTTACCTTCTCTTACTGCTGCACGACTACCAAACAATGCACGTTCACGTATTGTAGCACGTTCCCATTCGGCCATAGCACCTACCATAGTGATAAATAACTTACCAATGGCAGTTGTGGTATCGAATACTTCAGTAGCACTCTTAAACGCCACGTTGTACTTTTCAAACGTTTCTAGCATTTCAAGTAAGTCTTTAACGTTACGTGTTAATCTATCCAATTTATAAACCAACACTAGATCATAATATTCTAGGTTATCCATAATACGTTTTAACGCTGGTCTATTCATTGAGCCACCACTTACACCAGCGTCAGTAAATACTTTGAAATCGTGCCAATTCTGAACTTCACAAAAGGCTTTCAATTTCCGCTCTTGCTCATGGATAGAATAACCTTCTGTTGCTTGCTCATAGGAACTCACTCTTGTGTAGATTGCCACTTTCATTAAATCACCTCAAAAAAAGTAAAAAAAATAATAAGGGTAGGTGGACTACCCAATTATTTATTATTCTTCATAGTCACTAGGATCATACTCATAACCATACTTTTCTGCATCTCGTTTACGTATCTCTTCTTTTTCTGATTGAGTAGCATTAGCCCATTCCTCTTGACCTTTAATCCACTCATCTGGCTCTTCATTTTGAGAGTCAGAAGGTTCGTTTACATCTTCTGGATTAATCAAACCGTAATCTGTTCCTCCAGGAATATTTTCTTTATCCCATTCATATATTTCTTTTTTTGTAGGTTCATGATTATCAGACTGTTGCTGACCGTTATTAGCTTGTTGTGTTTGCTGTCGCTCTTGAGTTGCAGTTTCTTGTGTTTGTTGTTGAGATTGAGTTTGTTCATTTGTAGCAGTTTCTTGTGTGTTTTGTTCTTCAGTAGAGTTATTTTCTTGTGTAGATTTGTCATCTTCACTTTCTTGAGATTTCTTTTCTTCTTTAGACTTTTTATCCTCTTTAGATTTATTGTCTTTTTTATCTTCTGATTTCTTTTCAGTTTTATTTTCTGACTTAGTATCAGAATCTTTGTTAGATGTGTCATCATTACCACATGCGCCTAAAATTAAAGCACTACTAAAAATTAAAGCTAAAAACTTTTTCATATGTAATTCTCCTTTACTATATATCTTTATATTCAAACACTCGTAATGGCTCAAATTGAATAACGTATTTGCCACAACGAGTAGAATACCCATATTTCTGTTTATAATGCTTAATACTTTGTAGGACAAAATTTTCTGTAACTTCAAAAAAATTAGCGAGTTCATATAAATTATGTATGCCTTGCAAAAATGCGCTTATTAGTTCATTAAGAGGTATTAGAATTTCGCAAGCTAATCTACGAGCTTTTAACTCATATTTTCTATTTTGCATATTTTTGTCATCGAGTATATTCCCATAAGTAATTTCATGGTGTGCTAGTTCTTCCGCTAAAGTTTCCAATTTTATTGTAGTAGGGCGATTACTATTGATAAATATTTCGCCATTCATATAGAAACCAGACATAAATTTAGGTATGCTTCCAGTCTCGTTTATTGATATGTAATCATATTTTTTTAATAAATCTTCGTATCTCCCCATACAAAACACACCTTATTTATTTCTATTTCTAATAAATTGGATAAATTGTTCTACTTCTTTTTGCTCATCTTCAGTTAAATCTGAATAATCTAAATGAGCAGCCATTGTATCTTGATTTTTTTGAGACTTAAATGATGGATCAATATCAGATTTATTTACATTTAATGCGTTAGCTATTTTTTGAACATTTTCAGGATTAATTAACGTTTTATTATTTAAATAGTCAGAAATAGTACTACGTGAAATCCCAGATTTATTAGCTAAATCTAATTGTCTTAAACCTTGTGCTTTCATAAATTTTCTAATATTAGTAGATATTTGAAGTTTCAATTCGTAATTTCTATCCATATTTTTTACCTCTCGAAAAAATTTTTGATTTATAATTTGATAATTCTATTATATAGGAAAGGAAACGGATAAACAAGTATTTTTCCGAATTTTTCCGATTATTTTTTCTTTGAAACGGAATTTTTCGTTTGACATTCCGAATTAACTCGGTTTATAATTGGTACATACTTAAAGAAAGCGAGGTATAAAAACATGCAAGATATGCAAATCACTATGAGAGCTGCAAGGGTTAACGCTGGTTTGACTCAGGAAAAAGCATCTAAAATGCTTGGTATTAACGCTGACACTCTTTCTAGATATGAGAAAGATAACTCTAGAATACCTAGAAATATTATTGCAGAAATTCCAAAGGTTTATTTTATCGACAGTGATAATATTTTTTTTGGTAAAGAAACCGAGTTTTTTCGGAATTTATCTAAAGAGAATACAGAAGAAAACATAGAAACTTAACAATTAAGAACTCAATAAGTTTCAACGCTCACATTGAGCGTATACGAGCGAGAGTGAGCGATGATATGAGCCACACCTAAATACATTAATAAAAGGTCATTGCCAAGACTATACGTTGAATGTGGGCGTTGAAAAGAAGAAGGAGGAACTAAAAATGAATGAATTACAAACTTTCAATTTTGAAGATTTACCAGTAAGAAAAATAGAAGTAGACGGAGAACCATTTTTTGTAGGTAAAGATGTGGCAGAAATACTAGGTTATACAAGACCAAGTGAAGCTATTAAATCTCATGTAGATGAAGATGATAAGCTGATACGCCAAGTTACCGTATCAGGTCAAAAACGAAATATGGTAATCATCAACGAATCTGGTTTATATAGCTTGATTTTTGACGCTGCTAAACAAAGTAAAAACGAAAGTATTAGAAAGAAAGCTAAACGTTTTAAACGTTGGGTAACCGAAGATGTTCTACCTTCCATTCGTAAACATGGTATTTACGCAACAGACAATGTAATCGAACAAACAATTCAAAACCCTGACTACATCATTCACGTATTAACAGAATTTAAGAAAGAACGAGAAGGTCGATTAGTCGCAGAACAACAAGTGAATGAACTTAAACCTAAAGCTACTTATTACGACTTAGTTTTACAGAATAAATCATTACTATCAGTAAGTAAGATTGCTAAAGATTATGGAATGAGTGCAAGAAGTTTAAACAAGTTACTGCATAGCTTAGGTGTTCAATACAAGCAAGGTGACATTTGGTTGTTATATGCGAAGTACCAAGATAAAGGATATACGCACACAAGCACATACGCATTAGATGAAGAACATTCAAAAGTAACTACAAAATGGACGCAAAAAGGTCGTTTATTCATCTACGAGTTACTGAAAGAGCATGACATTTTACCAGTAATAGAACAGGAGGCATAACCATGAACACTTTATACAAAACAACCCTCCTCATCACAATGGCAGTTGTGACGTGGAAGGTTATAAAAATTGAAAAGAATACTAGAAAAACGACAATTAGTTTCACTAATAAATCAAATTTAGATACTAACCGTCATTTTGGTTTTTCTCGACAAAATCTCTAGCGTGTTCAAACGCCATTAAATAAATAGAGAAAGCTTCATCAATCATATCTTGTTCGCTTTCATAGTTTTCGGGTTTGAATTCTTGAGTACTTAGATATGCATTAGCAAAGTATTGCGGGTCAAATGGAATTTCATCCATGTTATTCACCTCCTTAGGTTAATAACTAAATTATACATGAAAGGAGGCATAACCATGCTAAAGAAACTAAAAATAGCACTCCTAATCGTCATCTTGGCGGAGGAGATTAGAAGTGCTAGGAAACCAAATATCGAATTAAACGGAAAGCAACTAGCTAAAATAGTGAACGATGAAAACGCGAAGAATGCTGAATTATTTATTTTCTAATAAATCTAGTTTTTCTAAAAGTTGGATAAGCATTTCATCATTAGCTTCTCTAACAGCGCGAGTTTTATAACCACTAATTACTAAAGGGTTATTGTCTGGATTTTCATCTCTAAATATTTTTATCAATTCTTTAGCGCGTTCATTACGTTGGTTGAAAAACTCTTGTAATTCATAAGGTTTAATTTTATTCATATTTACACCTCCTTAGAGGTGATTATACACGAAAGGAGTGATTGATATGTCAGAAGAAATGTATAACTACTTTTTAAACTTCATGTACAAAGCTGGTGCATTACAAAAAGTAATTGAGGAGGAAGAACGTGAGAAAGCTAAAAATAAGTAAAGAAGATAAAAGTATGTATATCGCTGGAACAATGGCATTAGCACTATTCACTTTTTTAACACTATGTGGAGTGTTCATTGCACAAGCATTAGGTGTAGGAGTCATCGCAGCAGTAGTGACATATGTATTCTTTGATACCTGTTACTACAAAATAAAAGACTGATACTCACGCCAATGAGTAACAGTCAAACAGTTAACAAAATATATTCAACTTAATCATATAACAATGGAGGTTCGTTATGCAAGACAATATTATTCTCGCAAGAGGCGAATATGAAATTTTGCTTAAAGATAGCAGTGATTTAGCAATGTTAAGCAATGACTATAAACACTTAAAACGCAGAAACGAAGCGTTAGAAGAACATATCGAAGATTTACGAAAAGATACTAAGCTTTATATCAAATTATATAAAAACGCAGACGCAAGAGCTAATCAATTACAGAAGATGTTAGATGAAAAAGAATTGGAGGATCTAACTAATGACTAACCTTTATAACTTATCAACAAAGCATCAACAATTACTTAACATGTTAGACGAAGGTTATTCTATCGAAGATTTACAAGATACGTTAGACAGTATTGAAGTAGATATGAATACCAAAGTGGATAATACAGTCGGTTTAATCAGAAGCATAGAAGCTGATACAGACGCAATAGATAAAGAGATTAAACGTCTACAAGCACTGAAGAAACAAAAGAATAATTTTATCGGCAGATTAAAACAGCATTTACAAGACGCTTTAGAGGTGCAACAAAGAGATAATTACAGAACATCAACTAACTATATTTACAAACGCAATAATCAACCTAGTGTGAATATCACAAACGAAGCGCTTATCGATAAAGCGTACCGTATACCACAACCAGATAAATACGATAAAAAAACAATGAAAGAAGATATTTTAGCAGGTGCTGATGTTGAAGGTGCAGAATTAGTAAACTCAACAAGTTTGGTGGTGAAATAGATGGAATTTAATATTTCAAATGCTAAAGAAATTACCACAGACAAATCAACGTATCTCATATATGCAAAACCTGGTACAGGTAAAACACACACATTAAATTTCTTACCTGGCAAGACGCTTTATATCAATGTGGATAAATCAGAACGACCTTTAAAAGGCAATGAGAACATTGACATTTTAGAATTCAACACTCACGAAGCGTGGGAAGAGTGGGGCGAATTAATGAAATGGCTTAGTAAAAACAAAGAAACAGTTGATCAATACGACACGATTGTCATTGACAACATATCAGAGTTGTTCCGTTCAATGCTCGCTAATCTAGGGCGTAACGGTAAAAACGAACGTGTACCTGAAATGAGCCATTATCAACGTGTAGATTTCTTCACAATAGATAGCTTGCGTTTCTTACAGTCGCTAGGTAAACGACTTGTATTTATTGCTTGGGAAACAAACTTTGAATCTTATACACCAGCAGGACAACAAATTACTCAAGCAGTACCAGATATTCGTAAAACTATTCGTGATAACGTTGCAGGACTTTGCCAAGTGGTTGCTCGATTAGTTTTCAATGAAAAATCAGGTAAACGTGGATTTATATTAAGTCCTAGCAACAATGTGTTTGCTAAAAATCAATTAGATAATAGAGAACATTGTTTACAGGAAGAATTGTTCACAGTAGGTGATGTGGATGTCGGAGTTTAAACTCTACGACTATCAAGAAAATCTTGTTGATCAAGCAAGACATATATTGCTAAAAAAATCTGGTGTACTTATTCAAAGTCCTCCAGGAAGTGGTAAGTCGGTCATGATTGCAGAAGTTGTAAAAAACGCTGTGAACAAAGGTAGTCACATTCTGTTTATTGTTCATCGTAAAGAATTGAGTTATCAAATCGAGAACACTTTAAAAAGACATGGTGTTGATTTAACTCATGTAGATATTCTTTCAGAAAAACGTGCAAAAAATATTTTATCTGAACTTACGCCACCTAAGATCATTGTTACTGATGAAACACATCATAGTAGAGCAAAAACTTACAAAGACATTTACGATTACTTTCCTAATGCTTTAAGAGTTGGATTTACTGCAACTCCTTGGCGTGCTAATGGTAAAGGTTTCACAGATATTTACGATGAAATGGTAAAAGGTCCAACTGTTGAATGGTTAATCAATAATCACAAACTAGCGGACTACGATTACAAAAGTGTTGTACTTGCTGATGAAAGTAAATTAAAAAAATCAAGTACAGGCGACTATACAAAGCAATCAATGGATAAAGCGATACCTAAAGCAATATACGGCGATATTGTAGAAAACTATAAAAAGTATGCAAACGGTCAAAAAACTATTCTTTACGCACATAGTGTTGAAGCAAGTGAAAAGATTGCAGAACAATTTAGAAATGCTGGTATTTACGCAGAACATGCTGATGCTAAAACAAGTGCAGTTAAAAGAAATGAAATCATGATGAATTTTAAAAGTGGCATTATCAAAGTTTTATGTAATGTTGATTTAATTTCAGAAGGCTTCGATGTTCCAGATTGTACATGTGTCATTTTAGCAAGACCAACAGATTCACTTGTACTATTCATGCAACAAGCAATGCGATCAATGCGATATCAACCTAATAAGAAAGCTTTAATTATTGATCATGTTGGAAATTATGCAAGACATGGTTTACCCGATACGCCACATGATTGGAATAAATATTTTAAAGGCTACAAAAAGAAACGTAGTAAAAAGGAAAATGACGCACCAAAGTTAACCGAGTGTCCTGAATGTTTCACAGTTTATTCTTCTAAATCTTCGAATTGTCCTAATTGTGGCCATAAAAATGAAACAGAAGAAAAGAAAGAGTTAGAACATAAACAAGCAGAACTTACAGACATCAAGCCTTTTAAAGTTGATTACACAATTAAACGATATAGCAAAGATTTAAAAGATAAAAAGGATTTAGAAACGTTAGAGGACTACTACCTCTATACAAAAGCGAATAACTATAAAGAATCATGGATTAAATTTAATCATCCATATTACAAACAAGCACCATTCCCAGTCTTATATGCAGACTTAAAACCAATTAAACAAAAATATAACAATTAAAAAGGAGTTTTTATACTATGGCATTATTTACTACAGATTACTCAAATTTAGAAAGCAACGATTTCAGTCCACTACCTGAAGGCGAATACGAAGTGGTTATTAAAAGTGCAACAGAACGTGCAACTAAAAACGGAAAAGAAGAAACACAGTTACAACTTGTTGTAAGAAATGATTTAAAGAAAACATCAGAATTACAAGCTAAATATGCTAATAGAGTGATTTTTGTTGATGAATGGAAACGCACAATCGATGGTCAATATAAGTATAAAATGGATAACTTCATGCACTACTTAAACGGTATCGGTGTTCCAGAAGGTACACCTATTGAAAGTTTTGAACAGTTACTAGATATGTTCAGAGGTAAACCAGTAAGAGTTTATGTTAAGCAAGAAGAAAACGAATATAAAGGTGAAAAGCAAATCACTAATCGAGTAGCACCATGGAACTTTAAAAACACTAAATTTCCACAAGTGAATCATGAGTGGAAGTCAGATGATGATAAACCAAGCAACAATAAGTTCTCAGGTGGTGCAGAAATCAATGATGACGACTTACCTTTCTAATATTCCAGATGAATTAAAACAACTCAATAACTGGTGTGTATGGAAGTTTGAGAATAGAAACGGTAAGCGTACTAAAATACCTTTTAATGCAGCGACAGGTGAGTTCGCTAAATCAAACGATAAAAGTACATGGTCCAGTTATGAAACAGCAGTTAATGCCGAAGGTGTTGATGGGATAGGGTTCTTCTTTGAACCTCCCTATCTCGGCATTGATATTGATGATATTGACGATGATCTTCATAGATTTAAACAAGGTGATAAGTTAGACAATATTGTAAGCGAATTTAACGAGGCATTTAAAAGTTATACAGAAGTTAGTCCTAGTGGTAACGGTTTGCACATTATTGTAAAAGGAAAGATTCCAGGAAGTCGTAGACGTAAAAGCAATATTGAAATGTACGATAGTGGTCGTTTCTTTACAATGACTGGAAAAAATATCGGTAAATACAAAGATGTTACCGAAGTATCAGAACAAGTATTTAAAACAATTTATAAGAAATACCTACCAGATAATACTATTAAATATCCAACTACAAATAACTATCAAGAAAATATTCACAACCTTTCAGAAATTGATATTATCAATGAAATTTACAATTCAAAACAAGCAAAACTATTCGATGACTTAATGAAAGGGAATTATGAACCTTATTATACTTCTCATTCTGAAGCAGATATGGCACTCGCTAATATTTTAGCTTTCTGGTGTGCAAAAGATTATTCACAAATGGATAGTATTTTCAGACAGTCTAATTTATATCGAGATAAATGGGATGAAAAGCGTAAAAATTCAACTTATGGTGAACAAACATTATTTAAAGCAATTAATGAAGTTAATAATATTTATACCCCTAAACAAGAAAGAGAAGAAAATCCATTAAGATATGCACTTAGTCACATATTTGATGCTGAAAAGAAAGATAAAGAATATCCGATTCGCAGCTATGACGACACAGGAAATGCTGATCGTTTTATAGATAGATACGGTCATTTATATAAACACAGTTATATAACTAATAAATTCTATATCTATGACGGTCAAAAATGGAAAGTTGATGATAGAGGCGCTATTAGGAAACTCATTGATGAAATGATTGAAAGTATTAAAAACGAAAAAGTACTTCATAGCGAAGATGTAACAGAAGAAGAAGCTAGAGAAGCTTTTCAAAAATACTACAAAAAAACTAGAGGTACACAGTCCAAGAAAAACATCATGAACGAATTAATGCATAGAAAAACAGTTACACCTGATGAGTTCGACAAAGACGATATGCTTTTAAACGTTGCAAATGGCTATATTGATTTAACAAGTAGAGAACTTTATAAACACGATATTAATAAAATGTTTTCTCAAATTGCTAATACAGACTATAGCGAAAAAATGCAACCTGCTGTATGGCTAGATTTTCTAAACGACATCTTTGCAGGAGATAAAGCAGTAATTCGATACATTCAAAAAGCATTAGGTTACTCATTAACTGGAAGTACAAGAGAACAAGTAATGTTCATTCTATTTGGTAAAGGTCGAAATGGTAAAAGTATTTTTGTTGAAACGATTGCAGAGATATTAGGTGATTATTCGAACAACATGCAAGCAAAATCGTTAATGGTAAAGAAAAATGACAATGTTAATACAGATATTGCTCGTTTAAGTAAAGCGAGATTTGTCACAAGTTCTGAACCTAATGAAGGCTTTAGATTTGACGAAGGTTTAATCAAACAAATTACTGGTGGCGATAAAGTAACAGCACGTTTCTTATACGCCGAAGAATTCGAATATACACCAAAATTTAAAATATGGGTTTCTACTAACCACAAGCCGATTATTAGAGGAACAGATGACGGTATTTGGAGAAGATTAGTGTTAATTCCATTTGATGTGCAAATACCTGAAGAAAAAGTTGATAAAGATCTCAAATATAAATTACTAAGAGAAGCGCCTGCAATCTTAAATTGGATGGCAGAAGGGGCGTACATGTGGATGAGAGAAGGACTTGAGTTGCCAGAGAAGTTAAAAGACGCTGGTCAAACTTATCGTACTGAAATGGATGTTGTTGAGCAGTTCATTCAAGAAAAGTGCAAGAGAGCAGAGGGTGTTAGAGAAACAGGAAAAGCACTTTATGAAGAATACAAGAAATGGGCAGATGAAAACAACGAGTACAAAATGGATAAGAATAAATTCGGTAAGAAATTAAAAGAAAAATTCAGAAGTAAAAAAATGAATAACGGCGTTAATTATTTAGGCGTTGAACTAACAGAAAAGTATCCAGGTTTACGTGGGTTAAATTAAAAAAAGTGAACACCAAAGTGAATACCCAATTTTACACTTTTAGTCTTTAAAAGCCTATTATATCAACGTTTTTATTACCTATTTTATAAAAGTGAATACCTATGATTATAAAAGTCATATACAAAAATATAAAAACATTATATACGTATATATTTCTATAGAGAGATTTATTTAGGCGAGGTATTCACTTTTTATTTAAAACCTTACAGCAGTAAGGGTTAGAGGCTATTTTAGGTATTCACTTTGGTATGCACTATTTGAGGTGATCAAGTGTCGGAACAAAAAATCCAAAACGAAATAATCTTAGCAATCAATCAACGTGGTCATAGACTTTGGAGAGCGAATGCTGGAAAAGTACAGACGAAAGATAACAGAATAATCAAATTACTTCCTACTGGGTTTAGTGATACGTTTGGTTATCGAAAGTCTGATGGAAGAGCAATTTTCATTGAAGTAAAAACAGAAAGTGGAAGATTAAGACCTGAACAAAAGAAATTTAGAGATTTTTTAAAAACTCAAAAAGTAATATATGGAGTTGCTCGTAGTGTTCAAGAAGCCATAGATATTATTGAAAATGGAGCGATATATTATGACTAAATTATATGATGGTAGATCGAAAACTAAATTGTATGCAGTATGGAAAACTATGAAATATAGATGCAGCAATAAAAATAATCATAAATACAAAAATTACGGAGCGAAAGGCATTACCGTTTGTGACGAGTGGCTTGATTACGAGAATTTCAAACTTTGGGCATATTCTAACGGTTACAAAGAAGGTTTGAGTATAGACAGAATTAATGTTAATGGAAATTATGAACCGAATAATTGTAGATGGGTTGATATGAAAACACAACAAAGAAATAGAACTAACAACAAGATGATTGAATTTGAAGGTATAAAAAGATGTTTATCTGAATGGTGCGAGATAACAGGTTTAAATCATAAGACGATCACTTATAGATTGAATAATGGTTGGAGTACAAGAAAAGCTTTGACTACTCCTACTAGGAATATGAAATCAAATAAAGTGAGAGGCACGCAGAAAGCGTAAAAAGGAGAAGATGAAGAATGGTAAAGATTAAACGTAAAGTAGAAATGACATTACCAGAATTAATTGAGTGGGCTTGGGAGAATGGTGTTAAAGAAAAAGCATTTTATAGCAATGTTGACGGCGGTTCTGTGTATTTTGACATGTTACAAACAGTGTCCGTAGAGCATTCAATTGGTAAAGATGAAACTTTCACAGTGGAAGTTGAAGAAGAGCTTACAGAAGGCACAAAAATCCCAGAAATGCTTGAGATATTTCAAGATAATGATGGAACGCAATGGTTTGGGAATTCTATTGAACAAGTAAAAGATGACTTTAGTAAAGAATTCTGGTTGAAAGACGAAAATACAATGACACTCATCTGGAAAGATGGCGAATTGGTAGGTGATGAGTAATGGCAAAACTAAAAGTTAATTTTGTAATCGAAGGTACAGCTTATATTGATGCAGAAGATGAAACACTAGACGAAGAAGAACGTGTAATGGCGTTAGCAGAAGAACGTCCTAATGAATTTGATAGACAGTTAGATATTACCAATGTAAAAAGCGTTGGTGTGATTTCAGAAGGTTGGAAGTGATCGTATGTACGATAGATATAAAAATATTCCAGATGTGTATATCGGTGGTAAAAAATATCGACTATGTGACGTATATAAGTATTTTGATGTCGGAGATTCGACTGTTCGTAAAAGATACTACAAACAAAAATTAAGAGGTTGGGAACTTGTCTATGGTAAAGGCAAGGTTCCCGTTGAAATTGAACAAGGTAAGGGGATAAGCAGATGAGAATTAGTGAATTAAAGAGAAATGATGTAATTAAAATATTTGGTCAGGAAAGACGCACATACATTCTAGCAATTGTTGATGAAACTGGTGGCACTAATAGAAAAGAAGGTATTTACTTTTGGGCAAAAGTTGAAACAGAACATGGAGTAAAACTTGCGGTAGATGATAGTTGGAATTTTGAAAAAGTAGATGAGCCTTTCACACGTAAGGTGGATATGCAGGAAGAACAAGATATGGTACATGAACCACCACATTATCAATTCGGTAAGTTCTCAGCACGAATGATTATCGAATTAGTAGGCAAGACGTACAAATCAGCGTCAGTATTCTATCACGTAGGTAATGCACTCAAATACTTAATGAGAGCGCCTAGAAAGAATGGTTTACAAGATTTAAAGAAAGCTAAGCAAAGTGTTGAATTTGCGATTGAAACATGGGAGGCAGAAGAAAATGGCATATGA